TACTAGGGCTATTGTAATTGCCTTCGCCATATCTTTCCTCCTTCCTACATTATTTATTATACCTCCTAACCTATACAAAATCAACCTTTTTCTTCAAAAATTCCTACTTTTTTATATAAAAAAATATCCCCCGTTCGGCACGGGGGATTACGAAGCTGTTGTATGTTATTTTTCGTTTATATTATACCGGCAAAATACATTCCTATACATTTACTCTGTCGAGCATATGTTAATTATAGCATCATTTTCGTACACTTTCGCACATTTGCGTACATAATTACGTACATCAGTAGTTTATAGCATACGTTTTTCGTACACTTTCGTACATCAGTAGCTTAACCGTTGACCTGCATAGATCCAGTTAATGTTGCTGATGTGGTTACGACTAGCCAACGAGTTTACCGACGTACCTAGCTTGTTTGCGATGGCTGATAGCGTGTCGCCTGATTTGACCGTGTAGACACGTGACGTCTGTCCGTTGATGGTCAGCCTGTCGCCTGGGTGGATAACAGTGTAGATCGTCTTTCCGTTGCGACTGGCCAACGTGTACATAGACATACCGTATCGATTTGCGATTGACCACCAAGAATCACCGCTTTGTACCGTGTACGTACCGCTTGTTTGCGTTGCCTGCTTGGCCGTCTGCAGTATCTCAACGTCTGAACGCTTGATCCAACTCATGATACCGCCTAGCAGCACACGGTCACCACTTGTCTGTACAACCGGATACATACGCCCCTTAACCCAGTTAGGGATAGACTGACCACTTGCCCAACGTTTAGCACCATAGTTGACTTTAACGGTGTAGCCTGTGGAAATATCTTTTTTGGGCGTGTTGTCCGCCACGATACCTTGCTTGACGGCAGTTGGTTTGCTTACGGGTTTGCTTGCGTCCCCGTTGCGATATCCGTTGTCGGTAATGCCGGTCAAGTCTACGTCCCCATCCAGGCCACCGGCTACATAGGTTGACGTAAACTGGTAGATACCCACGTTGCCGTATGACGGGAAAAAAGAGTAGTTTGGTTTCGTTGTTACGTTATAGTCAGGGTATGCCGCTAGCCAAAGCGAGTATTTTTTGGCAAGCCTTGCCAAGTCAACGTGACTGGTCAAGTAACTTTTGTACCCGTACAAAACAGGCGTATAACCGGCTTGCTTGATACGGTCGAGAGCATATCTTACGGTGTCCGTGTTCTGCGCCCCACTTTCCACGTCAAGCGCTACGATTGACCGCTTAGGCGTTTGCACTCGTGGCAAGAAATAGTCAAGCACCTTGTCGGCCTGCTGATGAGTAGTGACGTTTTGCCACCAAATATAGGTATGCGCACGTCTTCCCATGGCAATAGTAGCGGCTACCTGTGTACGGTACGTGTCTTGGTCATACACGTTCCAACCATCAACAGTACCGCCGATTTGGCAAATAGCAAATTTATCGTGTACATATCCCCATTTGCCGCTAATGCCCTGGTATCTTGCCCAGTCTACTCCCTGGTCCCCCTTGGCGGCGCTAACTGGTATAGTTGACATAGACAGTGCCGTAATGCAGAAAATTGTTATCAAAACACATTTTAGAGCATTATTTTTGCAATTTTTCATCTTTTACGTCCCCTTTCTTGTACTCATCCGACAACTTGTAGATATACTTCCTAAGCCACTCTGGAATTGGTATACCCATTTCGCCTAGGTTCTCCACAATGCTGATTGCATAAAAAAGAATGTAGAAAATCAAAAGCGTGTCCGCCATGCCACTTGCTCCATAGATATCACAAAACGGATATAGCATACATACGACCAGCAGCAGCGTTGAGTGCTTGATAAGTCCACCGATTCCCTTGCCGGACTCTGTCTTTTTATTGACCAGCGATTTCAAAAAGCCCGTCAAAATATCGATTAGAATGATTAGAAAGAATGCGAAAAATACGGGATTGTCAATCAGTTTTTCAAAATGTTCAAAATATAATTCATGTAATGCCATTTGATCAGCTCCTTTTTTATCCTGCCCACCCGCCCGTTAATGCAAGAAATTCTGCATTAACTGTTACTTTTTAGTATTTTTGCCCTCGTTTTCAGACTTTAATGCAGAAATTTCCGCTTTAAGTTGTTCGTTTTCCGTTTCCAACTCTGCGATTTTAAGTGTTTTGTTGGCGATTTCGATGGCCAATCTTTGAAGTTCGTTCATGCTATTTTTCCTCCGTTTCTTTTTCTGCGCCTACTTTGTTTACCAAAGACGGGTCAACCCCGTTTTCTTTGCATAAGCTCTTCTGCTCCGCAATTGCGGCCGCCATAAATTCTTTTTGTGCCTCCTTAATCGTGTCATCAGGCTTAGCATAAACGGGTGTTCCGTCATCTTTGTACTCACTTGGCGTGTCAAATCCGATTGTCTGCACGATAGGTGTTGCTCCGTCACCTTGTAAAACCGTTGACATGGCAAACGATTTGTCATCTGCCATGTATGTTAAATTTACAGTTTTCTTGATTTCCATTTATATCAATCCTTTCTGCTAGCTTCCCCAACCGTTGTAACGACCACCTTTGTCCCTTGGCAAGCTGTCCGTGTTGACACGATAGTCATGCGTGAACAAAACCACTCGCCCGTTTGCGGGGAAGGCGATACCGCCCCAGTTGTCTTTGTCTTGTACGATACACGGGACTTTTTGATTACTGCCCCAATCACTCCATGATACCCATGCAGTGCGTATGCCGTGTGAGCCGCCACCCTTGACATGGATATCCCAGTCAAAATGAGTTTCGCCGAAAACACGCAACGGCTTAGGAATTACCACAGTGTCCTTATAAGCGGCGCTCTGCCCTGTGTATGAGTACCACAGGAACGGATCAAGCGTGCCGTCCAAAATGTTTTTGGTTTTGTTGCTTGTTTCAGTACGGATCCACGTGCCGAAAGACATTATGTCACCACCATACGGGTTGCCCCATTCCTGCTGGGGAGTGAGTGCCAGCTGAATTCCAGAATAGCCGGTACCAGTGACTGTCGTATTACGGTAGTTCCAACCATCGCCACCCATGAATCCTTGCCATTCAGTCTGCCAATCCGAAACCGCATTACCAGTGTGCCCCGTGATTTTTGCAGGCGTCTGAAACCACATGCCCTGTGGTGTCTGTTTTGTCTGCCACCGTTTGCGTGGGTCAGCGTCCGCCTTACCAACCATGATGTAGTCAGAGCAGTTGATAACGTTGGTATCGATATAACCGCTTTGGATAGTCGTCGTGCTAGACGTGCCGCTTGGGTCTTTACCGGTTGACGTGATTTTAATGCCGTTGAGCACGCCGGTGGAGATGTTGCTTGCATTGACGTTAATAAGGTTGACCTTAGCAGCATTGAGCGTTCCCGTCGTGATTTTGTTAGCCGATAAGTTGCCGATGAAGGCGTCATTGATTGTTGCATTGGTCATCAGCGTTTTGCCATTCAACGCAATTCTGTTTGCATTGATATACGCATTTTCGTTGACCAAACCGGCGCTCGACAGTATCTTTGAGTTTTTGGCTATGCTTGCGCTAAGGCTGTTGCTCGTCTGCGTAAGTGCCGATTGTTCTACCTTTGTTTTCAGTTTTGCGTCTGTTTCCGATTTAGTGTAAACGGAAGACAAACGGTCACTCGTTGCGGTGATTTTGCCTGAAAGAGTGGTAAGCTGATTCTGTACACCGGCGTTGACAAGCGTGAACTGACAGTACTTGACGGCGCTTTTAATATTCGTTCCGTCGGCTCTTCGCATTGAAATGCATGGTCTAACCTTTGTAATACCGTCGGGAACAGTTACATATCCCTTTATCCACCCCCATTGCCCTGGGGGCACGGTAACTTCTCCTGTGTCGATAAGTTGCCAAGCACTTTTTCCAGTGCTTGGGTTAATATAGTGGAGATAGACACCGACAGAAATGTTTTTGCTTGAATCGAAATTTGGTACTAGTACTTCTGCGTACCACCTTGACCCGGACGCAACCGGCTTCCAATACACGCTGGCATACAAGTCATTACCTATGTTCTGGGACTGGATATTGTAAAGATAGCCGTTAACGGCACCTGTTTTATACAGCAATGCTGGTTTCCCTCCTGCGACCCATCCGCCTACATCGCCATCCGAGAACTCAGGTTTGTCGACTAGCGTTGTCGCTTTATACGACACGCTCCCCTGTAGCGACGTCAGACTGGCTTCAATTTTTCCTGCCCTGGCTTCCAGGTCGGTCGTCTTTGCATATCCCCTAAGGTCGCTAGCCGTCAGCTTAGCGGACAACGCTTTATCCGTCTGCGTGACATACGATTGGTACGTTGTCTTGTCCACTTTGCTAGATACGCTCGATTTGACCCCGTTAACGTCAGTAGTCAGTTGTGTTATCTTGCCGGTGTGGTCGGACACGGTGGCTTTTATGCTTTTAGCGTCCGTCTGTAAAGTCGATATGTCGCCTTGTGCATTTTTGACGGTGGTTTTAATACCGTTTACGTCGGTAGTCAGTTGTGTTATCTTGCCGGTATTATCTGCGACCGTGGTCTTTACTCCGTTGACGCTCTTTTCCACGTCAACGATTTTCGCGTATCCCCTAAGATCACTTGATACCAGTTTCTCGGACAAAGACTGATTTGTCTGCTTAACGTATGTTTGATATACGGCGTTGTCTACCTTGCCGGCTATCTTCGTTGATAGTTCACCTTGCACTTTCTTAACTTCGGTTACCGTGTCCGTCACGCTTGCCAAATCTTTCTGCGCCTGCGTGATATCGGCTTGAGCTTTTTGATAATCGGCATCTGCACTTGCTTTGTTTGCGGATACCTCTTTAGCCAAAGTGGTGTAGCTATCGTTTGCCTGCTTGGCCTGTTTGAGTGCTTCGTCAGTCTGTGCCTTGGCTCCGTTTGCGGTGTTTGTAGCCTTGATTGCCTCGTCATATGCGTTTTGAGCATCCGTTTTGGCTTGTGCCATATCAGCTTTTGCCTGGTCAAGTTCGGTTTGTACCGTGGTTAAGTCTGCGGTTGACGCTAGCAGCTGCCACACACCGTCTTGGCGTTGATACATTTCAACCTCGCCATTTTCCAGTTTTTTATACCAAAGATCGCCATTTTTCGGGTTTGCCGGTTCTGTTTTACCGTAAAAATTGGTATTTTTGCCGTTGGCGCTGACGATTTCTTGACTGAGTTCTTCTTGTTTTTGGGCAAGATTTGATACGTTGCTTTCCAGTTTGCCCACTTGACTTGCCGACGGCATTTTGTTGACAACCGTCTGCAGTCTTGCCAGCTTGTCGGCTAAACGGCTTGACAAAAGCCGATAGTTGCAGAATTCAATCGTATTCTGCGACGGGTCCGTATACGATTTTTCCAGTTTGGCCACTCTTGCCGACAGATACAATGCCGGATTGTAGTCATGGTCGATGATCGTTACCGTATCGCCGATTTTAAGCGTACTGTCGATAATCTTGACGTCCGCCGTGTACGTGTACTGCGGTTCACTGTACGTCTTGAGCCGTGTAATGGTGCGGTTCAGCAGCTCGCTGGCCGATTGCGTATCATACTCATAAAACGCTTCTATATAGGTTACTTGGCCGGGATTAAAACGTTTGTTGGCGTCAATCGCACGCAAGAATTTATCGCCTTTAGTTGTAACTAAGCCATCGTGGTTATACTCCAAATCAGCAAAATCGATGTTTCCGGCATCTTGAGCGTTGCCTTGGCCGTCTTCAGTTTGGATAGTTCCGCCCACACCACAAAGCGCCGTGACAAACTCGGCTCTTGACTCTTTTTTAGTGATGTTGTTCAGTTCGTGACTATATACCATCTGGACGTCCGAACGGTCACTACCCACACTTTTGTACACGTTGATTTTAAAATCGCAAGGGGCGTTCATTTTGACCGCCACATCAAAAGTGCATTCTGCATTGTCAAAGCCTTTAAGAATTGACAACAGGCGACCTAGTCCGGTATCTCGCCCTTCATACGTCAGCGTACGTTCTAACCCGGCTAGCTGATTGACGCCGAGTTGCCATGGTGTGCCGCTCGTTACTAAATTAAAATAGTATTCAAAACTATGTGGACCGCTGCTTTTCCAGATGTTGCACGCCTTGTTCAGCAGCTCGATGCCGGCATCTTCTGCATACACCGTTTTTGTGTACTGAGTTTCTTCGTAATCTAAAATCGTAAACAACCACGTTTTGCCGGCATCGTCTTGCAGCACAATATAATTTCCGCTATCCATATACTGACTTGCTTCATCTGCTTTATCAATCTTAAACTCATACGAGCTCGATCCTGCGTCAAGCGTGAGCGTGTGTTTGTCATCGTAAATACTGCTGCTGGTAGCCAGTGTTTCTCTCGCCCTGTTTAAAACGTAAATTTGCACGTCTTGTCGCTCCTTTCTATAAATACTTACGCCTGATATAAGCCGTCACGTCCGGCCGGTTGGCAAAATTAGAGTAGCTGAAAGTAATGTGGTTGTTGCCTGGGTTGACCATGATAGGCTGACTGCCGATGTCTTGATACTTCAACGCCGACCCGCCGTTAAGTTTTGTGGTCACTTTGCCGTTATCTCCAGCGATAACCAGTTTATCGCCTTCTTTTAAGATGTTAGGAATATTGGTATACGTTTCCACGTTGTCTTTTCTAATCCAAAAATCATATAAATCATTCCACATGACTTTAGGTGCATTGTCTTGGAAGATTGCCTTCCAGTAAGTCATTCCACCCGCTAATTTAGCGCCCGATACCGTATCAGTGTAGCTGATTACCTGCTTGTTGCGGTTGCTTCCCTCAATCGATTCAAGCGTAATGGTATACGTATTTCCGATTCTCTGGACGTTAATTTGACCGAAAAAGTTGTCCCATTTGGCGTTGTTCTCGTCGGTTAAAATCCAATGATCACCCACACGAATTTTGAGGGATGCATGACAGTTAAACCATTTCCAAAGTTGAATTGACACCAGTAAATTGCGGTTGACGTCCCAAATGTTAAACTGCTGAAGGCCGTGCATACCCATATTGCCAAACAAAAATTGCGTGTAGAAATGTGCCGTAAAATTCTTGATGTTACTGTCAGTCGGGAATGTCACGCTTGCGCTTGGTCCGTGCCAACCCTTGGTTGTTCCGGTACTGTCTTGACCCGTGCCCCATGCGGCTGCACTGCCCTGCGCATTGCGCAAACGCCAGCGCCGTTCTCTGATTTTTGCCGGGTCTTCAAAGGCGCCCTGCTGGAGTGGATTTGCGTTCCAGTCGTTAAGCACGCCCGCGTTGATGGTCCACTGTTTGAGCCCATGATCAGGGTTATCATCACGTTGCGCAATCCATTGCGATTTGACGGTTGTTTTGCCGTCCACTTCGTCAGGATTTCCGAGCAAATAAGCCGTTTTGCCGTTGGCAATTGAGACATATCCATTCTCCCCGTGGTTGGTCAGCTCAAAGCGTACCGGTACAGGTTGTGTGCCCTCATTGACCACATTGAGAGAGTTGGTTACGGGCGTTGCGATAAGCATGGTCAGTTGGATATAGTCCAAATTAATATCTGTTTCGCCCGCACTCGATTTGCCGCAAATGTCTACATATAAATTGCCGTTACTGTCTACATAGTTAAACAAATCGTCTGACGTCTGATAGTCCAGCTCAAGCATTGCTGATTTTGTTTGCGTATGTTTTACTGCATCTGCCCAACCGGAAGCAGGCTTATAGGCTTGTGCATAAAAGCCATTGTTGCCATATCCCCAAATCTTGACGTCTGCCGAGCTGACGTTGTTTTTGACCCAGTTCAAGCGCTCAACATCGCCGGCGATCCCGTATTTTGCAAAAAAGCCGGGCTGAGCTTGCTCAATTGCGCCTACTACGTTCAGCTTGGCCACGAAATGCGGCACTTGATAGCGCCACAAATTCTGCGGCCTTACAATCGTTGACCAATCGTTATAATTCCCATTGCCCGCGGCGTCATTGGTGTATCTCAGGCGCACTCTCAACCGTTTGTTGGCCATGTCATTGGTCCATGGTAATTCGCCCTCAAACCCGCACATGCCGCTACCAGCTATGTTTGAGTGTGTTTGTTGGATATCCGGACGAGAAGTGAGCGTAACTCTAAGCCGGCAGTACTCATGGTTTTTGCTGTCTTCATCAGTCACTATGATATAGGCGTATTTGCGCCACGTTGACGAGTTATCCACATGCCAGCCCTTGATGTTGAGTTTATCGCCCTCGATCTTGATACTGTCTAACCCGCCGCTTTCGTTTGCATACAGTTGGAAGTTTCCCAGTGAGTTATCGTACTCACTCTTTGCAGCACTCGAAGCGCAACGTCCGTTCAAACTGCCAAGATAGCCATATTCAAGTTGAGTTAGCTCTTGCGTATAGTAGCCAGGCGGCTCGATTGCCCCATCTCCTAACACATGCCCCTTGTAGATCGCATGCGGTACGGGTGATGTCTTGCCTGCTATCTTGTCGGCCATGTCTACGCTAATCTGCTGAGTGGTCGTCTGGTCACTAAAAGTGAAAACATCTTCTTTGTTTGCATAAGCATACGGATCAAAGCACGTAAATTCAAAACTTGAAATGACTGATAGTCTGCCGCCCTCCGGTGTATCTGCATCGGAAAGCGTACCGACAAAATATTTATCCGGATCATCAGCAAAACTGATTTTTTTGTTTTCTCCGCTTAAAATCTGATTGAGCTTGTAGTAAATCTCCCTAAACCGTTGCGGTGTTTCTGCGTCAATCTGATATTTGACCGTGATCTTGCGCGGTTCTCTTCGTTTCTTCTGTAGCGTCGAACCGTCTTGGTTTCCGACCGTCACGGTGGTTAGGCTATAGCCGACCAGTTCGCGCCCCGTAACTTGCAGTGTCGTAAATCCTGGAATTGCCTGGTCAAGCGTCACGCCATCCACCGTCACCGCCTCAGGTGATAGCCATGCAACGCCTGTCATATCGTGGTTATTTAAATCGATAAAATCGTACATATGCTACCTCCTATCTGTTGCCGTACAAACGCTGATTGCGCGCCTGTCTGCGATTAAGCTCGTCTTCCAGTGGTTGTGCCGTAACCTTGGCGATCGTTTTGCCGTCAAGGTTAACGGGCACTTCTACAGTAATCGTGCTATGCATGTTGACATCTGCACTATACGCCTGCGCAAACGCCGTGTTAAAGCCGTCTGTTGCCAATGCTGACCAATCGTTTGCCGGTTTGACTACCGCACAATCTGCCAGTGCTTGAGCTGCTTTGGCCACCATGTCTTTGTTGCCGGTCAACCCGTTTGCAAAGCCCGCTACAACATAGTAGCCGACCTGGTCACGCATGACGCGTGACGGGGAGTGAATGCCCAGTGCCGACTTGGCCGCTTTAAGCGCTGATTTTGCCATGTGAGCGGCGGCACTAACCGCGCTACCGATAGCACCTCTAATACCTTTGACAAAGCCCATGACAAAGTTCTTGCCGGCACTCCAAAGCGAGTTAGCCTTGCTTCTGACTGCATTGATGGCCTTGCCCATGCCGTTGCTGATGGCACTTATGACGCCGCCAAAAGCACCACGAACGACGCCGCTTAAAGAACGCCAAATACCGCTGAATGCCGATTTGACGTCATTCCATGCGGCTTTCCAGTTGCCTTTGATAGCGTTGGTAATCGCCCTGATGATTTTTGCGACCGCATTGATGCATGCAGATACGATCGTGATTATAGCGTTCCATACGCCGGATACAATCACTTTAATACCGTTCCAAAAATCTTTCCAAAGCGTCTTGATAACGTTGGCCACGTTGCTAATAACGGTTTTAACCGCATTGATGGCTATGCCAATTACGGTTTTGATGCCATTCCAGATATTGGATGCAACATCTTTGATACCATTCCAAAGACCCGACCACCAACCGGTGATACCGGACCATGCAGACTTCACACCGCTTACGACCGGTGTTACCACCGCACCGACAAACCCGCTCCAAATTCCCGATGCAAAGCTGACAATCCCTTGCCATAAGCCACTGAAGAAGTCGGCGATGCCTTGCCAAGCTGACTTGACGCCCTCAACTACCGGGTTTACGACGTTAGTCACAAACCCGTTCCACACGGCTTGAGCAGCGCTTGTGATAGTGTCCCATAAGGTTTGGAAAAACTCTTTGAGTGCGTTCCACAGATTCTTGAACGCGTCGATTACCGGTTGGATTGATGTCAGAAAAGATTGCCAGTATGGCGATACTGCGTCAACAATAGATTGCCACAAATCGCCGAACCATTGCTTTACGCCGTTCCATGCGTCTTCTATGCCTTGAACAGCTGAGCTGGCCGCGTCTTTGATTCCGCTCCAAATACCGCTGAACCAGTCTTTAACACCGCTCCAAGCATTTTTAACCGCATCTGCTGCCTGAGATACCTTGTCAGTAATCGCATCCCACGCTGACGATGCCAACTCTTTAAGTTTGTTCCAGGCGTTGCTAAGGAAGTCCGTAAACTCGCCCCATAACTTTTTGCCGAGTTTCGTTTTTGTAAAGAAGACTACCAAAGCAGCTACTACCGCACCAATGGCAATTACAACAAGCGTAATCGGATTTGCCGCCGCAATAACCGCACCGATTGCGCTGGCAATCCCCGTTATAGCGTCGCCTACATACATGGCACCAATTGCCAACGTGCTGAATGCGTCGCTTACCACACCTGCAATCGTACCGATTTTGGAAATAACCTTGAGAAATGTCTTCCAACCAGTCGAGATGGCGGTTATCGTCTTGACCGTGGTAGAACCAGCCTTGATTGCCACCCACAAATACAACAGGGCCTTGGCAGTTGCCCTTACGCCGTCTTTGTGATCTTCCAGAAATTGGAAGAAAGACATAAGAGAACTTTTGACGTCGCTACATACCTTCTTGATTGTTGGCAACTCCTGTTTGAGATACTGCAAAGCTACCTCAGTGCCTTTAGATACGATAGGACCGATTGCCGTAAATGCGTCATTGATCGTATATTTGAGGCCGTCCAGTTGCTGAGCAATCGAGCCGAATCCCGCTTTGCTGAAACCATCATTAATATAGGTAATCATGTTAGCTAGGTTTTTAACGACGGATGCCTTTAAGTTGGCAAACGACGTGCCGATTCCGGCACTGTTTTTGCGTGCAAGTTCCGCAAAACCGTTTTGGGCGCCGTTCAGCTCGATAAATTTATCGTTTAACTGGTCAATCGTGATTGAACCGTCTTTCAACGCTGCATAAAGATCCTGTTCCGCTGATTTGCCCGTGAACCCAAAAGCGTTGGCCACCTTGCGCAAGGCAATCGGCATAGTTTCCATCAGTGTCCGATATGACATCAAATCGACCTTGCCTGTGGATAACATTTGCGTGTACTGTGTCAGACCACGGCTTGCGTCACCGGCTGATGCGCCACTCGCCAAGAATGCGTTGTTGAGTGCCACGGCTGATTGAGCGGCTTTTTTAGCTGAACCGGTCAATGGCCCAAGTTGTTGTGCACTGGCCGTGATTTCGTCAAGCGAAGTCGGCAACCCGTCGATACCTTTTTGAAGAATTTTTGAAGATTTGGCCACGTCACGCGTACTATACCCTAATGCTTTCATGACAATTGGATATTTGTTCAACGTGTCGAAACGGTTGATTGCACCGCCTAAGCTGTCCTTGACCACACCTAGAGCAGAGCTGGCAACCTTGCTGGCAACACCGAATAGGGCGCCGAATTTGATTGCGCTCAAGCCTGTACGTTGCGTTGAGGTGGTCAGTCCATCCAAGCCTTTTCGAGCGTTGCTCAAGCCTTTGCTAAAACCATTGTCATACGCTCTCAAAACGGCCGTTAAACCTACTTCTGTCATCGCTTGTCCTCCTTTCTATGCTTTAATTCCCATTCTCTTTGCCTCTGTTGTATCTGCTTGGCCACGTTGATTCGCTCCAGCCTATCCGACGTGTACCAATCTTCATAGTGGCTGCGCACGCTGTCGATGGCTTTATCAACATCAAACACTCCATCAGGCCCTTTGAATTTATACCGCTTGCCGTTATTGCTTTTGGCGTCACGGGTATAAAACGCAAGCTGCCATAAGTGTTGTTGCGTGGCTATTTCTTGCAATTGATAGGCTTCCATTCTGATCTGGTATTCACGCAAGGTCATACGTTCGATATCGTCAAAATCGGTAATACCCAAATATGCTATGCAGTTAAGTTGAATATCGTAATATTCCTGCTCAGGTGTCAGCCTTGATTTTCTGTTGCTGCTGCCTTCATTGCTTGTAAAGGGCGCTTTGTCACGTTCGACTTTTCGAGTTCCGTAACAAGCTTTTCTGCAAGTTTATCCCAGTCTTCTATTTCGTTTTCCAAGTAGGCGTCAACATCTTCTTGCGTTGGTCTGCCGGTCTTGACATGAGCAGTAGCAGCATAAATGACGTTTGCGATTGCAACCGGATCAGCACCGATAAGGCTCGGGATCGTTGTCTGCAAAGCCATACCAAGATTGATACCTTCCTTTGTTGCCACACCGGCAAGGTGATTAAGTTCGCGGACAAAAGCCATGCCAAAAACCAAAGCTACGTTATGACCATTAATTTTCAATTCCATGTTTTTTATCTCCTTACTAAAAAAAGAGCGCTCTAAAAAGCGCCCTTATGCTATTTATCTATTGCTCACTAAGCGGCACCTGAACCGTCTTCGCCGTTTGTGCCGTCATTCTTGAGCAGACCTTGAAAAATGTAGTTAATCTGCTCACGCAAGCCGTCGGGAATTTTGGTGTAGCCGTCTTTCGGCTCACCGTCAACCGCAACTTCAAATTCTCTTGTTCCGTTGTCATCCGGATCGCCCGATTCACTGTCTTTGGAAATTCGGCCGCGCATATAGTGCGCAAAAACTTTTTTGCCATCGGTGCCGAGCATACCGAGCTTTACAAACCAAAATTCAAGTGTTGTCTTATCCACCAAAGACTTATGCAACAAATCAAGCGTTTCTGACGTGCTATCCAACGTCTCAAAACTAAAACTTGTTTCAAGACCGCCAACCTTAGCCACGTTGCCCGACTTTGTAGCGGTCGAATCACTGTCGCGTGACAGTTCAAAATCCGTTGACGTCAGATAAGGCACCATTTTAGCGTCCTCTGTCTTTGCTTTTGCGAGGTCACGCACCATGACGATGCCATCAAAACCTTGCAAAATCTTCAAATCATTTGCCATGTCTAGTCAAATCCTTTCAATTTAAAATCGTTTTAATTCAAGCGTTAATGCCCCACGGTGGTAAATCACGTTGGGTACGCTCGTATCCATGCTTAGCTGCTTTTGCTGATTGCCGAAATAAGCATAGAACTGATAGTTTGCCGTCCTGATGATACCCGGCTTGATCAGACTGTAGATCTTGTCCGCCAGTTCTGCCACGTCAATCCGCTGTTTGCGTGTACCCCATACATCGATATCAATCGTGTATGTGCCGCCGACACGTAACTTGGTAGCACTAGAAAGCGTTTTGACGTCGCCGACACAAATTATAGGGTAGTCTACCGTTTCTTTTTCGCCGGGCAAATAGTCAAACGTGCTTTTCGGCCTCAGTTTCAAGCATTCAGCATAGAAATAGTCATATAGTTCTTGTTCGGGGCTCATTTATCATTCCACCCCACAATCTTTTCTAGGTCAGCTTTGAAAATACGCTTTTGAGCGTTAAGAGCTGGCTTGATTGCCGGTTCTTTGGCCATAAAACGTGTTCCGTTTTCCAAATAGTTGATGTAGTTGGTGTTGACGGTAACTCGCCCTTCAAATCCCATGATAGACATGGTGGTTTGCCGTGCGGTGTTGCCCGTCCAATAGCCTTTAATATAGGCTTTGCGTTCATTTGACAGCGCCCGTTCGTGTAGCTGCATCGTATTCTTACGCACCGCCCTGCGGATTGCGGCTTTTTTGCCGCTCGTTTCAAGCATTTTCTGCAACTTTTTAGTTCCGACCCATTCAATCGTTACCCTAGCCATTAACATCACCTACTATCAGTGTTGTACCATGCGACAAATTGCGCGACGTAACCGTTTTGTAGTGCTTAGTGCCATCGTCAATCGTCAGATATGACCACTCGTCAACAATTGGACTAAGCAAGCGTACCACTTTGTTTGCGGTCTTGACGTCGCCAAACACCTCGGCGCTGCGGTTAGTGCCTACGTCGGTCACGTTTGCCGGTGTAGTAGCGACAAGAGTTATACCACCCTCATACCCTACACCCGGCACGTAATGCTCAGCTGATTCTGACCAAAATTTTACCGTTGACTCAAATCTCATCGCTACTCACCTCGCTTGTATGGGTCGAAGAAAAAACCTCGCCCCAGTGTTTGCGCATTTTTGCCATTGCGTTCTTTCCAGGCATCGATATCCGCTTGAAAATCGTCAAAATCGTTGCTGTTGAACGTGATTGATTCTCCCTCTTGAGAGTAACTAGCCATGCCCTCGTTTTTGAGCCTGTTAAACCGCTTGACGCATACCTCAAGGGCGATATAGCTCAAATCGCTTGGAAATTCCTCAGATGATACAAGAGCAAGCTTAAAACGCAATGCTTGCACGGTGGTTTTGATGATGAGGTTGAGCAACGCGTCGCGAGTATCATCAGCCAAGCCAAGCATGGTTTTAAGCTCTGTTAAATCGATCACGTTGTCCATCAGTTAACCCCCTATTCTTTTGTCGCTGCAGATGCAGCCTGGAAAGTTACGACCACCACTTTAGAATCGTCGTAAAGGTATGCAGCATAGTGTTCATCAGCCGTCATAACCGTTGTCTTGTTGATGATGTTGCGGTCTGTTTCGACCTGGACACCACGCTTCATGATCAGCTTCAAAGGCGGTGTTGTAGGATTGACCTTAAGCAAAATGCCTTCAGTTGCACCTAACTTGTTGGTAGCTACGAGCTGCACGCCTTCCACGGTGTACTTGGTGTTGTGGATAACGGCATCTGCGCCGATATCGGAGCCGATTTGGTTTTTCTGCGCATCTCGAAGGATTGCGGTGACAACTTTAGGCGATGTGACCAAAACGAGCGGAGATTCGTCTGAATCGTCGGTAAACGTGTTGATTGCGTCGAGCAAGCCATCTACGGTTGCCTCGATTGTTGTTTTCTGCTTGCCCGTCTTAGCGGCTGCAAGCAAATCATCGTCAACTTTGTTTGCCAAAGCTAAGCTAAGCTGGCGGTTGGATTCGCCAACAGGGTCGCCATAGCCTTTGAGCACTGCTTCATCAGTGATTTGCGTACCCTTAGCAGCTTTCTTGACGGTGACTGATGCCGTCTTGGTGCCGAGCTTATCCAACGGAATTGGTGCACCTTCCGCGACATCTTTAGCGTCGCCGATGTAAGTAAACTTCGGCATCTTGAGCGTATCGCCCGGCTGGCCGACAAGCGTGTTGTCTACTTGAGCAAGCGGTGTAAAGCGCAAAGCTTTTTCAAGCGCATAAGAAATAATAGGCGCATTGACTTCGGGATTAACGAGGTCTGCGATTTGAGTAATTGTATCAGCCATAGTTATCTACCTCCAGTAGTTGTTAGTTTTCTAAAAAGTTCAGGGTCCGCATGGAACAAGGCGACGCGTTCCTTTTGCGTCATACCGTCAAAATCTTTTTGACTGACAGCCTTTGCCGTTGTGCCGGAGACCCTCGGTGTTCTGCCTTTCTTAAATTCCTCACGCACGGAATCCTTGACCGTTTCCGTGTAGTCGATAAAGGCCTTGACATTTGAGTAAGTGTTGTCTGCGTCGTCAGAAACGAGGAAGCTCAAGACGTCTGAAGGAACAACTAACCCGTTTTCTCGCAATACTTGATCCGTATCATCAAGCGTTTGTCTGCGGGCAATCTGGCTTTTTAAAGCTGCGATTTCCTTGTCCTTTTCATCAACGTCTTTTTTGGCTTTGTCTTCATCAGACAGCGTTTTAACTGATTTGCCGGACTTGAGCTTCTCGATTTCCTTCAAAGCGTTGTCCAACTGTTCCTTGTAGCTGTTCTTCTTGGATTGTTCCGCTCCAATGCGCTTTTGGAGCTTTTTAACAACCACGTCAGAATCTACTTTGGTTTCCTTTTCCGCTTGTTCGTCAGCATTCGTTTCAGTTGCCTTGGTTTCTTCTGTTGTTTTAGCTACTTGATTTTCGTTTTCCATATTTTTACCTCGCATTTTCCGGCTTGGGAGCCTGTTTTACTCAGTTGTTCTTTTCGCCCTGCAAGCAGGAAAAAGGGCATAAAAAAGACGGCTATTTCTAGTCGTCTAAAATTTCATATGTTTTTTCAAAGATTTCTTTTTTTACTGGGTATCTTTCACCTTGAACCCCAGTTAAAATGCAATCGCCTTGTATTAAAAGAATTTACCCGCAAAGTATTTCTTGTAAATTTCGTCGTTTCTTGATAAATCATCAATTTTTAATCCATGATCTATACAATAATTAATGATTTCAGAATTGCAAGGCCCGTAAACTGGGTAAAAGTCTTTAAACTTTGTTACATATTTCTCGATTAACTTATACTCATCATCAGGGAAGCCTTTATATGTTTCCATTATTTCATCAATCTTCATAATTAGCAATCTCCTCGATTATTTTTTCATATTGTGCATACGCTTTAGGGAAACTTGCTTTCAGAATTTCCAAAGACTCAGGGTTGTTGATGGTTGCGGAAGTAGCTTCTGCAAAGAACTCGGCGCTTCTCATGGTTTGATTCCAGTATGCTTCTGGGTGTCCTACTCCCAACGGGTAAGTAGTATCAAGCATTTTAGCACCACCTATTATATCAGAAAAATCACAATAACTCTGCCTGTTAGAATACTTATCTCGAACTTCATTGACCGCCATCTGTAACGCTTGCTTTCGCTTATACTTAGCAAGTTTATTCTCGGCGGCTTTGGTCAAGTCGCCGTTCTTCTTAAGTCTGTAATTAATTCCGTTGATTCTTGTATAACCAGTGGTAGGGTTTCCCTCTTGCTTTAGCTCCACTTTATCAATGCGATCATTAATAAGCTTGTCTATATCATCATCAATGTAATAGCTTAAGTCTTGACTAGGTAAGTCATAAAATCTGCGACCTAGCCCGTGCCCGTCTATAAAGTGCCCGAACTCGTGAAAAAATACATCATATTTTTTCTGATAATAATCATCAGCGTTTTCAAAATTTAAGCCGTCTTTGACTAATGATACTCTATCTTCCCTTGGTGAATAGTAAGAGTTTCTGCCGAAAATAACATCAAATTTAGATGAATGTTTTTTGAACATTCGTTTAATGTTCTTCGGTGCTTCACTGATTAAATTATTAATGTCTGTAATGATTGTTTGAGCGTCCTTCTTACCGAATTTACTTTCGAAAGCTTTGCTTAATCGATCATTAAATATATTCATCTTATCAGCCTTATCAGGCTTAGCAGCATTTTGCTTATCTTCATCTGTCCAGTGGGCAGACAACGCACACCGGCAATTGGGATGCTGCGGAAGTGTGGGCACGTCTTTAATGAGATATACGCCCCTACCATAACCGCCGTTGTGGGATGCAATCTCTTTGCACACAACGCACGCCCTCGGTTCAGCAATCCATCTGCAATACTTCACGTCATATTGTTTGAACGATTCTAAAGTAGCTTGCGTTTGACAGCGTGCCGATTCGGTGCGTGCTATTCTTTCTGCGGCCGCTCTCATGTTGCCAACGTCTTTTGTCATGTGCTTATAGAACTCTTTAGCGGTCGCTTTCGGGTTCTCGCCACCAATCAGCACCCTTGACAATTGCTTCTCCAGCTCCGATTTGAGAACGTCAACGTTTGACCAAATACGAGTTGAGAAGTTGGCGCTGCGCGTGTTACTCATGATAATCTTTTGAACGTTTTCTTCCGTCCACCAATCCATGGCATCAGCCATGCCGGCACCAGCCAAGATACCCGACTGGCGCTCAAATTCTTTGCGTGTGTCCTCGTCAAGCTTGATGTTGAGTTCAGCGTTGATGTCTACGCCTAGTTCAATCAGACGCACACCGATAATACTTTTTAAGTATTCAAGCCGATTAATGCGCATGGTCACGTTGTACAATCTCATACGTTCATTGACTTCATCTGAAAAATCAGAGTAGCTGACGTGTTTGCCTTTTTTGCGCATTTGGTCGGCTTCTTTAACTACCTTTTTAGCCTCTGTTTCAAACTGCCGTATATCAGCTTTAGATACCTTCTTGCGTGCCTCGGCCAGGCTCACCCCGTCACGGGTGGCAAAGCTTTGCAGTTCGCTTTGGATATCCTTGTTAATCGCGTCTATCGTGCGCTGATAGTATTTTTCAAGGCTTGCGTTAAAGGCTTTGTCATCAGCCAAATTCTGACGGATATACTCAAAACAGTCCTTGTCTCTATCGTTCCAGTACGTCTTGTTGCTCATTTTCGTCACCGCCTACATCTTGGCCACGCTGCATATCGACAACGCTGATGGCCGTCTGCATTTTCTGCTCATCTTCTTTATCCATACGGTCGATTTCAGCTTTAGGATCATCAACAATCGACAAAACAGACAACTGAGTTTCCTTGCTGACCACGCCCTCAAGGTTCTTAGCGTCCGTGACTTCCTCTGACAGGTTGTTAGGCAAGTTGCGGTTGAACTTGAATTTAAGGTCACGCCATGCGTCAGGCCAGTTGGTCAGGCTAAATACCGCCCGATACAGTTTGCGCAACGAACGCGTGAATTTGCGCTCTTTTGACGCTGCCATATTTTGCATGGATAACATTTTGTACTGCATGGCCACGCCGCTCGCGTTACCACTGAAACTGTCGTCATTAGGATTAGGCACCTTGGCGATTTGATAAATCAAATTGGTCAGCCTGTCGATTTGATGTTCCTGCATTCCGTCAGCATCGGGTTTTGACAGAAACTCGATCTTCGCATTTACCGCGTCGGCGTCGGGACTGTAGATCATGCGTTGTGTCTGCAAATCGATATCCGGCAAACCGTCACCGTCGGCGTCAAGGTTAAGCCCTAACACCGATAGATAGGCGTTATCGAAATACTCGATCTGGTTCTGCTTGCTCGACAATGTGTCGTTAAGTTCGTTGATAAGTGTCGCTACGTTGTCGCATAAGCCTAACCTTTCCTCATTGTCGAAAAATTCGACCGCCGGCACTACACCGTAAATGTTCGGTCGCTCGTCAATTACACGGGTATCGCTGTACGTGGTAATCGTATCTGCCGTGTACACCTCGGCCATATTCTGCGTGCCCTGATCGCCCTGCGTTGACCAGTGACGCACGAACGCCAAGCGACTGTGATTAATCGTGTCATCATAGATCATTACACCATCTGTCGGCGGAATGACCGTCAAGCACGTATAACCGTCCTCGTCTTGATAAACAAGGGCGTATGAGCGACCGTAAATATCGCATTGCTTGCTGATTTCGTTCAGTTTGTCCTGCATTGAGTTGGTGTCGTTCCAGTCTTGCAGCCAATCGTTTTGCTGTTCATTATCGAGCGTAATCTTTGGTGGTATACCCATAAAATAACCGTTGTACGTGTCAACAAGGTAGTTGGCAATGTTGGCCACCAATCGGTTATCCGGACCCGTACGCTGCATATCAGCCGGCTTATGCAAAATGTCATGGTCGCCAAGGTACATGCGCATTTTGGCTTTGTAGTCCGTCAACCCCGTTGCTGCACTGCCTAAAACACCGGCACCATACACCGCATTGTGGATAACTGTGGGCGTGATTTGTTCATTCTGTGGATAAATCAAAATACCGTTTTCTAACCTATATAATTCTGCCATTTCCTCACCTCCCTTAAATGAAAATATTGCGCATGCCCACTGCTTTTGGCGCTCCACTACCGTTGATTGGTTCTACCGCATATCTGATGGCGTCGATGCAGTGGTTATAACTGTCGACCGGCTTGTTGATATACTCGTTTGTCTGTCGGTCTTTCTGGTACGTGTAGTTTTCCAGTTCTTCGATTGTCTTGACACACCTGTCATCGACTACCCATTCAAACTGCTGCAGAAAGCCGATGCCCTGAATAATGCTATCGGGGCCTTTCTTTGCCGGCTTGATTCTAGCAATTCCACACCGCTTGATTTCGGCAATGGATTTCTTTTCAGCAGCATCAGCCGTAATGATTTCTTTACTGTAGCCTAGCCGCTTGATAATCTCGGCTATCTCATTGTTGAGCATGCCTTTTTTGGCGTACTCCTCAAGCACGTATAACCGTTTGCCTTTGACATCAGCTTTAACGTGAATAAAAACCGACGGATCGTTGATATAACCAAAGTCAAGGCCAAACAGAGACGGGTACTGCGTCAGCTTGTCGGGATGCAAGCGCCTGCGTTCAAACGTCGGAAAAACAAGCTTGTCAAGCGTCGCAAACTCGCCTAGCGTGTAAATCTTGTAGTAAGCCGGATTAGTACGTTTAAGCGCCTCGATAGTTGCTATGTTGTCTGCGTCCAAAAAGCGGTTGTCTTTGTAGGTGCTATGGTGCACGGCAACGCGGTTGTGATCATATACGCTATCGGGCGCAAACCATTGCTTGTATGTCCAGTTGACCTTTGACACCGGGTTAAACATGCAAAACAGTTGTCTGTTTTTGTGTTTAGGCTCACGCAAACGAAGAGTAAGCTGCGTGTAGTCATCAAGCGTAAACTCCGACGCTTCTTCCATAACCACATCAGACAGACCCTTGATTGACTTGATGCGCTCCGGATCTTGCATACCTTTAAACAAAAATTGCGCCCCGTTCGGGAGCGTAATCGTGTAGTTGGTCTGATTGACCTTACACAACGGCAGCAGCTGCCATCGTGACAGACAATCGAGAACGTCAGCGAAAATTGAATCCTTGATTGTGCGGTCAACTTTGCGAAGCCATAAAATCTTGCGCGGATACGGCCATTTCTTGAGTGCTTTGAGTACGACTTTCTGAACGACGCCATGCGATTTGCCTGAGCTGGCACCGCCGTACCACACTTCGATAAAATGGCCATAATCGAAAAGGCTATCGTATATCTGACGATTAAAGACTTTAGCGGGTTCCGGGAAGTTAAGATTAATCGTCGTCATAATCGCCAACCCCAATGTTGATATCCATGGTGCCGCTGATTTCCTTGCGTTCGGTAAACATACCGTATGCTCTGCCCATGCATTCTGCCGCTTTGAGCCGGTCTTTGGTGCTTGCTGGCACTTCTAAAACCAAGCCGTTGCTTGATACAACTTCTTCTTTGACTTCGCCACGCAAAACAGACGTAAAAAATTCCTGCACCTCTTTTTGAGTTGCGATGGCATCGCTATGACGTTCATTCATGACCTTGTCGATATATGGCCTAAGTTTTCGCAAGTTTTCGGCGCCTTGAGTTTCGGGATGCTTATAGCCGGCAATCCGTGCAGCTTGAGTAGCGTTCATCTTGGCCTCGCCCAGATAAGCGTCGATAAATGTACTTTGCTTAGCCGTCAGTTTTTTCTTCTTTTCGGTCACATATACCACCGCCTCTCTTTCTGAATTGTCTTATCTATCTTTTAACCATGAACAAGCGCTCGTGTTTCTTGGTGTTTCGACCACCGACAAAC